TGTTCCAGTCCCCGGTGTTCCTGTTCCCGGTGTTCCAGTTCCCGGTGTTGCAGTCCCCGGTGTTCCAGTCCCCGGTGTTCCTGTTCCCGGTGTTCCAGTCCCCGGTGTTCCTGTTCCCGGTGTTCCAGTTCCCGGTGTTCCAGTCCCCGGTGTTCCTGTTCCCGGTGTTCCAGTTCCCGGTGTTGCAGTCCCCGGTGTTGCAGTCCCCGGTGTTGCAGTTCCCGGTGTTCCTGTTCCCGGTGTTGCAGAATCCTGTGCAATCCTTTCCAATATTTACGATTGTCAAAAGTTCTTGCCAAGGAATTTCACGCACAGTCTGAATTTTGTTGTTGCATGATTTCTTACCGTCTGTATCTACTTCACCAAGTGCAATAACTTCTGCAACTTTATTTTTAGAATTAAAACTGTAATAGCTGAAACAGTCAGCAGCTTTTTTACAAAAATGAAAACCTCTATCACAACAGCTTGGCTTAACATCTTCTTCAAAGATTTTTCCTACCTCATACTGAAAACCTCTACAAGTCCAGTCAGGATTGAATACTTTATAACCTTTAACTTCACTCATTTTCTTTCACCTCTCTATACTGTAATTCCTTCGATTTCTGCAAAACGTCTTGCATTGATGAAGTACACCCATCTGTTGTCAGATGTATGAATACCGTAACCCCAAGGGAAAACCCCTTGCTGTAAGCCCTTACGAACTGTGTTGTGGTTCATCTGTAACAGCTTTGCAGCCTTTTCCACATCTAACCGGGGAATTACCCCATTTTTCAATTCAGCAGTTGGAAGTACAACCACCTGTTCATCAGATTTTGAAAAGTAATCTGATTCAAGTCCAAGTGCTACTGCAATAGCACTTTGAACATCTTCTGACGGTATCTGTTTACCTGAAAGGTACTGACTGACAGAACCTTTACTTTTTCCAGTCATACCGCACACCTGACGTTGATTCAGGTGTAATTCTTGCATAGCCTGTTTTAATTTTTCACTGAATGTCATTTACTCACCTGCTTTCGGAAACTTATTATTGTTGTACTGTCTTAATAAATGAACTACAACTGAACCGTCTGAACACTTTTCTTCACTTACTACTTCATAAGCTTTCTTTCCATTTTTCAAATCATGGTAGAACATCAGATACTCCATTTCGCTGTCAAACTTGATCTTTTGCTCAATCCATGCTTCTAAAATCTTTTTCATTGCATTTCCGCTCACTTTCTGCTACTATGTAGCTGAAAAATTATTTAGTTACAGTCCTGTAGGAAGTGGCAGCTCCCTATGGGACATTTTCATTTCATGACATTCCGTTTACGTTTCGGTGTCAGGAAGTTCTCATCTTTACCAAGTGCAGCGCAGACATTCTTTCTGCTCTGTTCCAAAGGTTTATGGTTACCTTTTATCCACCCCATTATGGTTGCAACACTGACAGATGATTTTCTTGCCAATGTCGGTAAATCCATATTCTGTTCGCTCATTTCCAGTAACATTTTGGTTGTGTCAATAGGTACCGCCTGCGGTAGAGCAGCTGATCTGATAATTCCTTCAGATTTTGTAATCTCAACCTTAGCCGTGACTTTGGGGTTTTCCTCATCATCAATATTCGGTACAATATTTCTCAAAATATTTAATACATAAGGTCTGTTACCTTCCAGGCATCCCGCCATGATCTCAGCGCACTGGATCAGCTTGTCAGTGGAAACCACCACTGTTGGTACACCACTTTCAATGATCTCCTGCATACACTGTTCATCTGGTTCAGCTCTTGCCCTGAAATAACTATCAACCAATTCCCTTTGTACTTTCCATGCCAAATCATCTGTAAAAGACTTCACCAACATCAGGTAACCTGTTTCTGTGATAAGTATTACTGATCCACCAGCGTTGGGACTGATTCCGAACTGACTACGAATTTCGTTGTCAGTTACATTTATCCTGAAAAAATCAACATCTTCAATGAACCGGTTACGGTTCTGATTGAAGTTCCTTGATGCAGTGCCGGATTTCCTCTGATGCACTGCATCAATATCTTTGAGTGTGACAACTCTTTTACCCTGATACTCTTTAATCTGTATCTCTGTTCCCTGTATCTGCATCTGTTGCATTTTTTTCTCCTTTCTTACTCATTGCCGCAGCTGTTGCAATAGTTCCTTCCAGATAACCTCTCTCACGTTCGGTCATTGCAGGTAACTTGTCTGCAAGATTTTTAAGGATCTCTTTCTGTTTCTCTGACATATAGCCACTTCCTTTCCTCGTTCATTTGTTTGGTGGGGCTGCTGCAACAGTCCACCCGTTTGCATAGCTTTTTTAACTTCTTACTGCTTTTTTGTGTTATAATCTCCCTTGAAGGGAGGTGTTTACTATGGAACTAACTAAAAAAGAACACGATATTTTGTACGACTGGATTACCTTTAACTTGATCCCCATCAAATCTTTCAATGATAGGAAAACCTCATACGGTTTAAAACATATCTTTGAATCAGATGAATGTGGGTTCTATGTCACCAATGATGATTTTAAAGAAGTCATGGTTGAGCATGGATTTAAGGTGAGAAACCCAAATGATATTAATTGGATTTTCAATATCTCCAGTCGATCACCAGCTTTTAGGAAATAGTCTCTGATATGTCTGGTATCATGCTTTTGAGTGGTTTTTTCAATGTAATTTCATGTGTATCAAAGTCCTCCACCGCATGATACCCGGCATTAATCAATACTTTTAAGAGTGTTGATTTTCCCGTCTGCTGTTCGCCACAAATAATGATTGTCTTTCCACTTTTCAGAGCAGCTTTCAGCTTTTCAGCTTCCTTTCTTCCAAGTAATTCCTGTAAATAATTATTGAAAGTCACTCTCTCACCTCTCTTTCTATTAAATTTTTTGAATTTACCATTTCAGTCAAACAACAAAGTACTGTGTCCTCTCGCTTTAACAGGCTTATTATTTCTCGCTTCCACTCTTGGGGTGTTCCCTGTCTGTTCCACGGCGGTTGAACCATTTAGCAAACCGCCTGTGTTCCTGCTTGCTTTGTTGGTATATTGCAATTATATGTTGGTTAATATCATTTGTCAATAGCTTTTTTGTAATTTACCAACTTTTTGTAATTTACCAACCTTTTTTATTGACGTTAAGGAATTTTAACTGTATAATTAGTAACAAGAAAAGAGGTGATTATATAATGAAAGACCGAATCAAGAAAATCAGAAAAGAACTTGATTTGACACAACAAGAATTTGCCGACAGAATAGGTATTGCACGTGGTAATATTGCAGCCTATGAGGTTGGAAAAAATGCACCAAGCGATTCTGTCATATCACTTATATGTCGGGAATTTAGCGTCAACGAAAACTGGTTGAGAACTGGTGAAGGTGATATGTTCATGGAACTGTCCAGAGACGAACAGATTGAAGAATTTATTGGAAACCTTTTACAAGGTGAAGAAGACTCTTTTAAAAGACGTTTGATTTCAGGACTGGCAGCTCTAGATGAAAATGGCTGGAAAGTATTGGAAGACTTTCTGGATTCTATCCAAAAGAAAAAGGGCTGATTATTTCAGCCCCAGAAGTGCTCTGATATGTACATAGATCAGGCGCAAGCGTCTATCATCCAACATGTCAAGCATTTCAATAATAAGTTTTTTATAGTCCATACTTTTCATCTCCTAAACACACGTTCTAAAGTAGCGATATCATTATTATAGAACAAATGTTCTGTTATTTCAAGTATATTAATGGAGGTATTTTGTGGGGATATTTAAACTATTTAAAAAGAAATCAAAAACCCCTAAAGATTTGTCTAAAAGTGAAAATTTAGAAGATATTACAAATACACTTTTGGAGAATAATATGATTTCTGTACCGAAAGATGACAACCATAACACCTTTGGGGGATCTCTTGATAAATTAGTTGACGGGGATTTACCTTGGGGGTGGGTTGCACATAAAAAGGATTTTATAGAACCTATCGAAAAAGAATATAGTTATTTCTTACAATCATGGTTAGATGCCAGAAATGGTTCACCAAAAGAACTTTATTCTGCTTTAAAGTCCTTTGTTCTTTACATGAAAGATGTAGAAGAGTTATGTAAATCCAAAGGTGAATGCTATGAATTTTGGTTTACTGAATGTTTAACCGGAAAAGATTATCTAAAAAATAGACAACAAGAATTGGATCAGCTTTCTAAGACAGTCCAAATACAGCAGACTGAATATGAACGTAAACAGAAATTATTGCCCGTCTTAGAATCTTCCCTCACGGGTTTTTTACAAACCAATCAAGACATTTTACAAAAAGATGTTTATAAAAATTTTGACCCCTGTGTTAAACCTGAAATACAACATTTATTATATGATTGGGAAAAATCAGGAAAAATCCAAAGAACCAAGGTAGGAAATACTTATAAAATCACATTATAAGTTACAGTAAAGTTACACTTGGTTACAGTTGGTTACAGTAAAAGTTACACTTGAAAGCCTTTATTTATAAGGGTGT